GCTCAATCTGGAGCAACCACTGCCCCATCGCCTCCAGCGGAGATATCTTAAATTAGACGGATATATACAATACTATTATAATATAATTTAACTTTTAAAAATAAAAAAATGAGTATTACAGTTTCAGAAGTACCAAATCAAACCAAAGAATTAAGAAACACTCAACCTATCGAAGACTTCGATTGGGACGGATTACAACACGACGGCCCCACACTTTCACAAAACAATAAGATTATTACTGAACAAGGAGATACGATTTTCTCCCATGCTAATTATGCTGCAGAGTATTATAGTCTATTGAATGGTGATGGCCATATTGAAATTAGTAAAGAGCCACGATTACATGAAATAATTGATGCTGAAGTAATTTCAATGGATAAAGATCAAGCATACCTTGACATTAATTATCGAGAGTTTGTTTATTTAGATCTTAAGAAAGAACATAAAGCTTATCTAGAGTATATCCGTCCTGGAAATACAATAGGAGTAAAGATCATTTCAGATAAAGAAAGTTCAACTACAATTACAGCATCATATACTGCTGCAGTCAATGAGCAGAAAGAACAAGAAATTAAAGATGCTATCAACGATAGTGTTGCATTTAAATGTAAAGTTCTTGAACTCATATCAGGTGGATATTTAGTAGACATTGATGGAATTACATGTTTTATGCCAGGTTCACTTGCAGGTATGAATAAATTACATGACTTCGAACAACTTCTAGGAGAAGAGATAATTGTAATGGCAATCAACTATGAAAAAGAAATGGTTGTAGTATCAAGAAGAAAGTATCTTAAGACTCTTGTCAAAGATGCAGTTGTAGATGTTAAAAAGAATATGGATAAAGTCTATGAAGGCTTTGTTACAGGTACTGCTAAGTACGGTGTATTTTGTGAATTTAACGAATGCTTAACTGGTATGATACACAGTTCAGACTTAACTGAAGATCTTTATGAAAGACAACAAGCTAGACAAATCAAACCTGGTGATAAGATTTCATTCAGTATTAAAGAAATTATAAATGAGTTTAAGATAATTTTAACTCAGACCCCCGAAAAAGATCCTTGGAATAAAATTGAAGAAAAGTATAAACCATTAAGTAAAGTTACTGGTACAATTACTGCTGTAAAAGATTACGGCGCTTTCGTTGAATTAGAAAAAGGCGTAGTCGGTCTATTACACTACAGCGAGTATAAAGGTGAAATACTTGAAGTTGATACGGAAATAGAATTAAAAATCGATAAAATCGATAAATCTACTAAAAAGATTTTCTTCTCAATACTTTAAAAATAAAAAGCCTGATTTACTTCAGGCTTTTTTATTTGTCTTTTTACAATTAAACGTTCTTGAAATTCTGATATATAATAAAATAATATTGTGAATGTTACATAGTGCCAAAACTGATGCTTTATTTAATAGTATGATTGGAATGGAATTTGAGTTTTTCTCTAATTTCGACGTCGATGATACTGCCAGGTCTATTAGTAAAGCATTAGACAAGAAAATACATGTTGAAGAAAAGTATCATAGTGATTTTATACCTGATTCAAATGTATTTAAAATGGAACCTGACTTCTCAGGAGGTAAAAAGTTAATTGAACTTATTACAGGTCCAATGATTTATCAAGACGCAAGATTAACTATTATTAAAGTACTCAAGTGGATTAATAAAAATGGATATACTAATGATAGATGTTCATTACACCTTAATATTTCATTTAAAGATAAAGCTTACGGCAGTACGTTTTTACAAAGTCTTAATGTTTTAAAATTTATATTAAGTTTTGATGAAAGCAAAGTGTTCTCAGTATTTCCATCTAGGAAAGAGAATGTATATGCTAAGTCTATAAAGTATGTTATACCTAGAGATAATTATTTATACTTTAGTGAAAACAATATTAATCCTCACGATTTTATATTGCCTAATCAAAAGTATTATGGCATTAACTTTACTAAATTACCTCAAAATTATTTAGAGTTTAGATATCTTGGAGGTAAAGGATATGAAAAGAAACCTCAAGACGTTTTAACATTTTTAGATTATTTCGTACTAGCTGTATACGATACTGCTAAGGATCCTATGCTTAATTCTAGTAATATATTAGAACTGAAGAAGATTTTAAATAAGCATAAGAATATAATCGAAAGTTACAATTCATATGAGAAGTTTAAAGCTAATTATCCTGACATTGGATTCTTAGTAGATTTAGATACAGACATCCGAAGAATTAATTTGTTCTGGCCACAAGTAAAGAGTAGTATATATAAACTACTATCAAGTGCTGGAATGAAAGAAGGCATAATCAATTATGATTCTAACACAAGCAGAATACAGATTAAAGATACTGTACTTGAAATGTGTTACAATATAGAAGGATACGATATAATTGATTCTAAAATACACGGCATAATTAAGAAGTGTGATCTTTTTAATTGTGAACTTAACAGTGCAGAAATATATACAAGTAATCTATTTGATGGCTGCAAAGCAATTGATAGTAGATTAGAAAATTCATACATTAATAGATCAAGCGATTTAATAGATTGTTATGTCTGTGGAGTTAACACTGTAATGAATGGCAAGATGAAAGGTGGAATATTTAGAAGTGGTAAGATAACTGAACTTTCTAAATTAATAGATGTTGAAGTTGTAGAAGCTGAGAAAATAAAAGTTAAATTCAATGGCTAATGATGATATTAGAGTAGGTCCCGAAGAAAAAGGTGGACAAGAACCTTCAGCAGGTCAATGTTTAGATCAATTTGTAAGACTAATTGGTCAAGAAGTTACAGGGGCTTGTATGATTCCTATGAATCTTCCAAAGAAGGAAGTAATAAGAATTACTAAAGAAGCTAAGAAATGGTTCTATAAGCATTACGAATATTCAGTAAGAGAGAATTATTATATGATTCCTAATTCTGCATTTAAAACTGAAGATTTTAGAAATACTAGAACGTTCCTATTACCAGGCCCAGATGCAAATGGAGGATGTTACATATATTCTGTATACGGACTTAAACAAGAAGGTGAAACAAGTATTTCAAATGATGTTAAGTATCGTTCAGGTGATTTTTCAATTGAAAGAATGATGATGGGCGGAGTATACGGTTCAGGATATGGTACTAACTCTGCATCGCTTTCTGAAAACTTAATGTATTATGTTATTCAAGAAAAGTTCTTAGATCAGGCTAGGCAAATATTTAACAATCTCATATCATACGATTACAATAGACTGACAAGAAAGTTAAAGATATTGGGAGAGACACCTGACCATAACGTTATGCTAGAAGTATACGAGACGATCCCAGATTGTGCGTTGTATCAAGATGAAATATTCTTTAGATATGTAGCTGCTAAGGTTAAAATACAATTAGGACGAAAGATAATGATGTTCGGTTATAATTTACCTGGTAATGTTACTGTAAACGGTGATATGATTAAAGATGATGCAAAGGAAGAACTTGATGCCATCATGGAAGAGATAAAAGATGATGAAGGATTAGATTGGTTTATGCATTCATGATTTTAGCTGAAAATTGAGAGAATTGTTACAAATTCTGTGATATATAATATAAATAAATTATATCATGGAAAATCTTAAAAAAATAATAGAAGAATATAAATTAAAAGGTCCTAAGTTTCATTTTGCTAAATTAGAAACAGAAGTTTTAGAATTTGAAAATGAATTACCTAAAATATCAGCTGATATATTAGAAGACTTATATTTAGTAAAAGAAAAAATAAATGAAATACCTAAATGTCCAATTTGTAATAACTTAAAAAAATTTAAAAATTATAAATATGGATATTTAACAACTTGTAATTCTAAAAAATGTAAAAATGAATATACATATAATCAAATAAAAAATACATTTAAAAAAAAATATGGTGTAGAAAATCCATCTAATGTAAAAGAAGTACAGGAAAAAAGGAAACAGGGGTTTATAGATAAATATGGTGTTGAAAACGCATATCAGATAGAAGATGTAAAAGATAAGTTAAAGGATAAATGGCTTAAAACATATGGAGTTGATAATCCACTAAAATCTAAAAAAGTAAGAAATAAAATAAAGAATACGCTTAAAGAAAAATATGGAGTAGAAAACGCATATCAAATAGAAGCAGTATTAGCTAAACTAAAAGAAAAATATGGGGATGATTTTGGATTTGGTAGTGAATCTTTTAAAGAAAAAACAAAAGAGACAAATTTAAAAAAATATGGCCGTGAGATATTTTTAGCAGATAAAAATTTACATAAGATTATTACTGAATCTATGGAAGAATTATATGGTGGTAGAGGAATGGCATCAGATTCTATTAAAAATAAAATAGAAAAAACAAACTTAGAAAGATATGGAAACATACATCCAACAAAGACTGATAAAATAAAGGGAAAAATAATAGAATCAAATATAAAAAAATATGGATGTTCTCATCCTATGCAAAATATAGAAGTATTTGAACGATCATATAAAAAGCAGTTTACAAGAAAAGAAATAGTGTTCCCATCAGGTAGAAAAGAATGTGTACAAGGATATGAACCCCAGATGATAAAAGAACTTTTAGAAAATGGATATAATGAAGATGATATAGTCGTTAAAAATAAAAAGATTGAAAAATACATCGGAAAGATTTTTTATGATGATAGAGGTAAACAAAGAAGATATTATCCTGACATTTATATAATTTCTGAAAATAAAATCATAGAAGTTAAAAGTATATATACTTATGAGAAACATTTACGTATAAATAAATTAAAGGCAGAAGCAATAAAGAATAAAGATATTGATTTTGAATTTAAAATCATTAATAAAAGGAAATAAATATTGAAAATGAAAAATATAAAAACATTTAAAGAGTTAAACGAAAGTCACGAAGAAGTGAATGAAGCTAAGAGTGATTACATGTCTAGATATAAAAAAACTGATATCTGGATTAAAGGTATTAAGGATGAAGATATAAGAGAAAAGTTAGGTCAAGATGTATATGATAAACTATCAGATATTTTAGAGGAAGTTAAAAATGATCATAATATTACATTTGATTCAATCACTTTTAAAGCTTCAAAATAAATAAATAAATGGAACTTTATAGTAAAATAGCAGGTGATGTTGGATACGTTGAGAATGTATTAGAATTACATGACGACATATCTATACTTATACAGGAGATAGAAGTTATTCTATTTACCAAGAAACATGATGTTATTGGTTATAAAGGTTTAGGTTCTGATCTTGAGGAACTTATATTTTCATTAAATGCAAGTGCAGGTGACGTGGAGTCAATAGTAGCAAAACAAATAGAAGATTATTGCCCTGCAGCAAGACGATACAGGGTTGATACAACATGTAAATTCTATAAAGGAACTGCCGAAGATATTGCAGTATTAGATATTGTAATTGATAACAGAATATCGTTCGGAATAATAATAAATTAATAAAGGTAATGGCAAACAAAAGAACAAATAACAATCCCTTTTTAAGTAAGACTAGAATATTATCTAAAGAGGTATATGATGATTCTATGACCTATCTTTCTAGGCTGTACAAGAAGTCGTTGTCTATTTTTACACCTGCATCACCTTTCTCTCAAATTCTAAATACAATGGGAGAAGTATCTGAATTAAATTTATTCTATAATGAAGATGCTTTAGTTGAACAAAACATACAAACTGCTACAAATAGAAATTCAATTTTCGGCTGGGCAAGAACTACAGGACACAATCCAACTCGTGCAATTTCATCAATAGGTGAAATACGTTTTAAATTCAAGCCAGGTAAAGAAGCAGATTTTACTGGACCTTACATTTTAGTACCAAATAATGCTAAGATTAAATGTTCAGCTAATGGATTAACATATATCTTACGTAACAATCAAGAGTATTTTAAAGTTGAAAAAAGTAACGTAAACTTTATTAACACTCCAATAATAGAAGGTACTATAGAATCTCAAAGTTTAGTAGCTACTGGTAAATCATTACAAAGTTATAATGTAAATATAAATGGACAAGCTGAAAATAATAATGTTAAAGTATTAATTAATGGTAAGCTATGGAAGCCATATGAATCATTATACGATATGAATAAAAGTACAGAAGGGGTTCTTATTAATACTGGGATTTCAGGTGGTGTTGATATTTATTTTGGAAATGGTTACTTTGGTAAGGTTCCAGTTTTAGGAGCAGTTATTGAAGTACAGTATATTAAAACATCCGGTGCTTTAGGAAATGTATCTGATGCATCTGATATTAGTTATGAATTCCAAGATACAGGATTAGATACAAGCGGAGAAGAAGTTGATCTCAATGAATTCTTAATTGTTGAATCAGTTATTTCACCTAAGTTTGGATCAACTGCAGAGAGTACAGATTTTACAAAGATGATTGCCCCAATGGCTAGTAAGTCATTTGTATTAGTAGGATCTGAAAACTTTGAATATTTCTTAAGCAGATATGATAAGTTCTCTTATATAGATGCATATACAACATACGATGATGAATATTTAGATGATGATAACGTTGTATATTTATTCTTAGTTCCAGATGTAAGCAAGAAGTTAACTTCAGACATAGATTACTTTACAGTACCTGAAGAAGAATTTACTTTAACATCTACTGAGAAAACTATGATACGTGCAATATTAAATGAAAGTGGACAAGAAGCTCTTTCAAGTGAAATTACAATCGTAGACCCAATAGTAAAGAGATATTCATGTAATGTAGTATTGAGATATTTCGAAACTTATGATAAAGAACTTATACATGAAGAGATTAGAAATAACCTTAATGATTATTTCATAGGAGTTCATAGAAGAGATAAAATACCTAAGAGTGATCTGATTGCAATAATAGAAAAAGTTGAAGGTGTTGATTCTGTTAACGTATTCTTTGTTTCTGAAGAGAATGAAGCTGCGATGCGTAATGGTTATTATTTAAAGAAAAGAACTAATGTTATTCCAACTACACCTTATTTACTAGAAGGTGAAGGTGCTAAGAAAAGATATGTATTCTTTAGTAAAGAAGTATTTGAAGATAAGATAATGTTAGAAGAAAATCAAAATCCTAGTATAGGATTAGATGAATTTGGAGATATCGTAATAGGTAACAATGAGATTCCTATAATTCGAGGCGGATGGACTGATAAGAACGGTGTATATTTTGAAGAGTTTCCAACTAAAGGAAAGCCTTCAGCATTGTCAATTTATTTTAAAGAGTCAATTGCCGAAACCATATCATCAAAGATTCAAACAAACAATAGAAAAAACTTAAAGTAATAGATGGCAGAAATAGATCTATATGACGGATTATATAAGTATAGAAGAAAGAGTCTATACGGTATAGCTAGGACTGCAGGAGAACAGAGAAAGAATTTAGGGTTTGATTATTCACAATCTATATTCAAGAAGACAATGTCTCCACATATATTACGCTCATCAAATATAAGCGACTTTGTACAATTCCTAAACGACTGGTTCGTATTATTGATAAATAGTACAAAGAAGATGAGAATATTTAGAAACTACACAGTTGATAAAGATTATAAACATATTGATTAATGAGCGCTTATAAGAATTTAAACTTTTTTGGAAAAGACGGCAGTAACCTCAATTTCGCTTACAATAGCGAGACTGAAATATGGGAGGGTGCAATATACATACCTGAAGTATCTGTCAATCTTTATGAAACTGCTAACATTTATATTGTTGAAAAATTTATAAATACTAGCGGACAAGAAGTTCATGCACTTCCACATTTACAATCAGATCCAGGTACAGAAGGTCCTAGATGGGAAGCTTATTGGGAAACTGATATAGTAACTGAAATAATAATGTTTCAATTTGATGCAACTTCAACGAGACCTACAATTGAAGTAATAGATGATTTAGAAATTACAGTAGATGATAACACTACAGATACAATATTAACTGATGGTAATATCCAATCAAGTACATTTACAAATTCTTCTATTCAATTAAATATAGCTATCAACTCAGAAGTTGAAGATATTTATGAAAGAACATTAATTATAAAAGAATTAGATACTGATACTGTTATAGCTAAAGTATTATTCTACGGAGAAACAATAGAAGAAGATTTAAGATTCAAAGTGATGATGTCTAATTTAGGCTTATCATTACTTCCTGAAGATCATACTATATTTAGAGAAAGTGATATTAATGAATTTGAAGTTGATTATGAATTAATCAATAGAAAACGAAAAGAGATGTTACTTGAAGGTCATAATATAAAGCCTTTCAAGGGAGCATATAAAGGACTTATTAATATTATCAAATTCTTTGGATACGATAACATTAAGCTAAGAGAATATTGGTTAAACATTGATAAGACTTCGGCGAACTATGGAAAGTATAGATCAACTGATGTTATAGATGTATTTGACCAGACTGTTGATTTTACTGATGAAAATTTAAATCTTCCTAATAAGATATTTAAGAAGACTTCTAATTTTGGATTAGTATATCAAATAAATGAGCCTACTGGTGAATTAGATAATTTCGATTTACCAACAGTACAAGAAAGTTCTGAATTTACACAAGAAGAAATTCTTATTAAATTATATGGATTAAAGGAAAGACTTAAAAAGACTTACCTTCCATTCAATGGTAGAATCCTTGATATAACTGGAGAAGCCGATTACTTTGATAGAATTAAAATTAATGTATGGTCAGATCTTCAAAGAATAGAAGATATTACAGTAGGTATAACTCCTACAATAAATGTATTACCTAGCACAAGCGGATATGTACAAGACTTAAGAACAATTGAAGAACTTACATTCCCTGCAAGTACACCTTATGATTTAGATCCTGATATAAGATTTGGAAGTGAAAGTGGATTAACAGTATCTGAGATATCAGATGTATTAGTTGGGTATTTCACGAGATACTCTCCTAACTTAAATACAGTTGATCAGCTCCCAGATAAGCCTGGTATACCAGCTGGATATCCAATCGTATTAGAGAATACAAGTTTTAATGCAACATGGAATGATATAGATGCTCAGTGGAATGAAGTAATAACATATTCAGTTGGAAGTAATTTATATACTTGGGATAATTTCTTATCAGGTAACTTCCATGAAGTTGAATGGACTATACGTAAAGATGAAACTGATACTCCTGCTTATGAATATAATGTAAGAGGTTCTGTAGAAGAATATACAAGACTTCCTATTGCTTTACCTTATGTTGGAACCTATACAGTTGAGTTAAAACTATACGATGTATTCAATGCAATATCATCTATAGTAAATACAGATTATATAGAAGTAGAATCTAAGAATACTGAATTCGTAGGATTCTTTAAATTCCAAGAACGTGAATATACATGGACAAGTATCGATGATATTACATGGGATGATTATGCTTCAGATTGGGAATTACCAATTACTCCTGTATCAACTTTAGATGAAGCTGATGCAAGTTTATACGAATCATTAGATAGAGCTAACTATATTCAAAACAATACAGATCCTGATAAGAGACTATCAGTAAATATACAAGGTGACGATTCCCCTTTAAACGAATCTTATACTCCTGGTTCTTATTACTGGGACAATCTCGGTGATGCTACATGGGATGATGCTTATCATTTATGGTGGAGTAGTATGAAAGTAGGAGGAGATACTCCATCTAACTATAGAATATATTCTGTTACGAATGGTAGCAAGATAAGTATTCAAGAAGCTGTAAGACCTCAACTAGCTTCAATATTTGTTTTCAGTACTAATGATTTACAGACTGCTGCAGATGCATTAAATGCAAGCACAGATCGTATCATATCTAAATATAATTACAATCCGGTATATGTCGATGGTAGTGCAGGTGAATTAGTAGAGTTTATTCAAGTTTCTGCTAATTATGTAGGAAGAAATGGAGATTGGCAAGCATTAGAAGGTACAGATGGTACAGTTATTAGATTTGCACAATTAAGCGAAACTGGAAATCCAACGTATAATGACTTAAGATTTATAGATGATTATGAGTATTTACCAAAATTAACGTATATTACGTTCACATATGACAAGTGTCAAATACCTGGTAAGAATAATGCGAAATGGCATTTATATAACAATGATGACCCTAATAACAATGATATATACTTTGATAACAGGTGGTTTACGTACTTATTCAAAGACGAGGGTAGATATACACTTGAATTAGAGCTTGAAGATTCTAACAAGAATAAGAAATCTATAAGTAAAAACATACTAATAATACGATGAAATACGTAAAACTGTTTGAAGAGTTTATAAATGAAGGTAAAGAACAGCGTAAAGGAGAAACTTTTTCTTCGCGAACATTGCTTATTCAAAATTTGTCAAAAGTTCAAAAATTAATAGATAAATTAGAGAAGGAATATCCTGATTATCGTATTACGTTAACAAATAATGCTAGATGGAAACCTGAAAGAAAAGATTTACGAGGAACGTATACATTATCGACATATGGTTTAGCAGATGATAATTTTACAAAAAAAGTTAACATAATTTATAAAAAGGCTAATAATTAATGACAGGCATCTATATAATAGAAAATACAAATAATCAACAATGTTATGTAGGATCTGCAGTTAATATTAATAATAGATGGAGGCGGCATAAAAGCCTTTTAAATAGAAGTAAACATAATAATAAAAAGTTACAAAATTCTTGGAATAAATACGGTTCTGATTCATTTAAATTCAATATAATAATAGAAAGTACTATAAATAAATTAATAGAAAATGAACAGTATTATATTGATAAAATTAAACCAGAATTCAATCATAGAAAAATAGCAAGTAGTAATTTAGGAATGAAATATTCTGATATAACACGAAAAAGAATGTCAGATGCTCAAAAATTAAGCTATAAAGAAAATCCTGAAAGAGGAAAAGCAGTATCTAATTTTAATAAAGGTAATACATATAATTTAGGTAGAGCAAGTAAAAGAAAAGGTATTACAGTAGATAAAGAAAGTATTGATTTAATGCGAACTTCTAAATCTACTAAATATATATTACAATATGATTTAGATGGAAATCTAATAAAAGAATGGTCAAATATGGCCGAAATTATAGATACTGGTAAATATAGTAACGGAAATATTTTAAGGTGTTGTAAGAATAAAAGAAAAACACATAAGGGTTTTATGTGGAAGTTTAAAAAACAAATATAACAATGGCAATAACGATAACTGAACTGCTGGGTACGGACTCTGTAAGTGCATCACGACTAGTGATCAACGACAACTTTAATGTTCTTACCGATGAAATAAATGCAATTGAAACTTATTTAGATCCAGATGCTGGAACTATTGATGGACTTATTAGTCTGAATACAAGTGAACTTACTGTAGGACCGGCCGGTTCTCCATATCTTGAAGTTACAGGATCAGTATTTAATGTTAACAATGCACTTGCAGTTAATACTAACCTTACTATTACTGGTAACGTCATGTTAAATAGTTTTGCAAATATAAAATCAAGTATATTAGTTACTCCTTATAGTTTAGCAGTTGCAGCTGGGTCAAGAACCTATACAATAGAACAAGATTCTGTTGGAGATTATATAGTTGAACTAGCTGCAGGTAATACTGGACAGGATATAACATTTGTAGTTGCACAACATAATGGTGCAGATAATATTATAATTAAAGCTGCATCTGGAGTACTATTTAATTTTGGTGCAAATTCAAGTGGTGGAGCTGATGAAATATATTTAAATGATGTCGGTTCTACTGTAACACTAAGATACGTTACAGAATCAGATGGTAATGAATATTATTATATTACTAGTGGTTACAATACTACAGTAGCATAAAAACAAAAAAGTAGTTTATAATGGCAGCACCATTAATAAGATCTTTACAAACACAAGGTGGAACACTTTATGCGTTTACAAGCGCAGCAAAGGATTTGACCAAGGCAGAATTTAATGAAGACTTAACTTTTCAATTTTCTAAGTTTGCTTTGTTAAATTTACCTGACATATCTAGACCTGTACATAGGGAGAATTATATACAGTTCAATACAATTGATGGGGCTATTTTTAATGAACTAAATCCAGATAATAATATAAACATTTCAGAATCATTTCAAACCTATATTCTAAATGCAGAAACATTATTATTAGCCGATGATGATTATAACCCTGGTTTGAAAAAATCAGTAGCTGAACGTCTATTCTTTAAATGGTTAAAGGAACTCGGAGTAATGAGATTCCGCGAAGCCAATACAGTTAATGAAAAGGCACCAGCAATAACAAGTCCACGATTTGTAGAAGAAGATAAATCAGATTCAGGTACAAGAAGATATCAAAAGGTTATAGAATACATAGGAGAAATTGATGCTATAAACAATGTTCAAAAGAGTGGACAAACATATAGTGAAATTTATATTAATGTACCTTCAAGAGTAGGAAACACTCCTGTAGTTTTATTTGAAACAACTTCAGATGATAACTACCAAGAGAATATGATTATTAGAGGTACTGATGAATACGTTGATGGTAGAGGAGCTACTGATATTTCACCAGATGGATTATCATTAAATGCTTTCTATGATTATGATAGAGCATTAGTATACACAGATCCTAACGCAAAGTGGTTTGGAGAGAATGTAACGAATGCATATTATACTGAACCTACTTCATTTATTGATCCAACAAATACTGAGATAAGTAAATACTACTCAGATTACCAAGCAGTTGATCCTGGTCTAGCACCGTTCACTACTATTACATATGAACGTTCTAGTTTAGATGGAATAGGAATTGATTTTACTGCAAGTGATTATGCTGAGATAGTAAATGATCCAGACATAAGTACAATACAGCAATATAATTCAGTTACTAAAGCTAGTAATTTTGAGTTTAATATAGTATTAGTATATTATGATCTTTATAATACTTCGAATCCAGATGATAGAGAAACTAACCTTTACGGTATTCTATTCATTGATAATGTAACTCCTACAACAGGAGGTGGCTACATACAAAGATTCCAAAAGAATAAGCCAAATGCAATTACAGGATTAAATGGTAATGCATATGGATTAAAGCTTAACCTTAAACATGATACTACCCTAGATAATGTAGGTGTAGAGACTGTTATAAACGACTATAGTACGTTCTCAATGGATCTATTCATTGATGCTTCAGTACAGCTGCAAGATGCTACTAAGATCTTATTAGATATGCAGAGTACTTATGAAGACGTAGTCAATAGAGTAAATAGTTTAGAAACTCTAGTATACTCTAGCAATAACGTAACTGAAATTAAAATAAGATTAGAAGATTTAGAAAATCAATTTACTGCAGCATCTATTGCTTTAAGTGATAGCAGTTCTTTATTAGACTTAATTGCTAATAATAATGATAACATTAATGCTATAGTAAATGGAGATCTTCCAGTTGAGTTACAATATAATACTGATGTAATCCGTCAAGATGATGGAATTGAAGTTGATAAGTCTACTCCTAATCTAGTAAAGATAAGAAATAAGAATCAGAAGTATAATATTAATGAAGTTTATGAAACAGAAAACTTTGCAATACAAATAGATGCTTCTAACCCTCTTGATTTAAATCAAACGAATCCTGAAGCGTATATCTTATTATCTCCATTTACTAATATGATTAGAATGAATGTAGAGAATACAGCTCTTAATGATGTTGATATTTATATTGATGATAATATTATATTCAAAGAAGGCCAAGTAACAAGAATTGTTTTCGATAGTAATGTCGAAATAAATAACAAAAATATATACTTTTACACAGATAAAAGAAACAGAAAAGGAAATGGAATATTCGGCACTCAGATGGGAATAGTTCTTGCAGAAGATCTAATTTCAACTAAACCAATTATAGAGATTACGTGTTTAGATAGTGTTAATTACACATTTGCTATTGATGTTTTAAGATAAATAATTTAAACTATGGATAAGGCTAAGAATTCATTGGCGACGATGTTGCAACAATTTCTGCAAGTTAATTCTAATGCACTTGAGATATTTACAAAGCTTAATGAAGCTATCACAAGTGACAAGGAAACAGTTTCTGTAGATTTGTACGATGAGAATAATAATTTGACTCGTATTCAGATCCCATCGTTCGGGTTTCTAAAGAATGAACTTACAAGATTTGATAATAATATTCAAAGTCTTAGTGGGGTGAATGATACTGATGCTACTATTAGATTAGAAGACGGTTCATTTCGTAAAATAGTTTTATCAAAACTTAAAACTCCTGCAAACGATATTACAAGCCTTGCAGTACCTGAAGAATTTAAAATTAAAAATAATTGGTTCTTTGAAGAATTCATAGACCCATTAATGTATATTTCACTTGATGTAAGTGGACAAATTCCAGTGAATACTGAATGTATTAACGTTAAGAGATATTTAATGGACTTAAGTGATACGAGTCACAGAAAGCATTTTCAAGATACCTACATGGGTAGATCAGATGTTGCGTTTACAGATTTTATAAGTGATCTTTTTGCAAAGAATATTCCTTATATCTTAGACGAAGAAACTCGTGACATTCCACCAAGAACAGTTAAGTATAGTGGTAATTTCAATGTTTTAAAAATCAATGATAAAGAAACTTCTGTATTAGTTGATGGCGAAACAACAACAAGAAGAGTTAAATACTACAAGCTTGATAAGCTTACGTACTCTGACATAGAAGCGGCATTCGCTGACTCTATCAGTCTTAAGGTTGGTGATGAAGTATATGTTAACTCTGGTAATGAAAACACACGATATAAAGTTGTAAGTTTAGACAGTAGTACAAACGAAGTCGAATTTAAACTAGTAGAAGGATATGATGCAATTGAAATAGGAACAAATATTCTTACGATCTATAAAGGACAAGAAAATTCAATTCAATTACAAATACCAATTGGGTTTAATGAATATCAGGTTGTATTTGTAAAACCAATCGATCCTGATTCAAAAATTGAAGCGGCATTTTGGTCTCCTGGTGTAGCATTCTTATCAAATAATTTAAAGATTACATTATCAGATGGTACAGTTGCAACATTAGAGAATTATTATAAGAATGAAGTAAGTGATATTGGAAACATGTTACTTTCTATGGCTAAGGATAAGATTCCTCAAGCTGCACTTGGTGTTATTCCAAATACTCCAGTTGCATCAAATAATGATTTTTCAGTAGTACAAATCAATAAGCATTTAACAGATGCTGATATTATAGAACAATTAAGAACTGCAAACGAAGAGAAGCTAAGAGTAAATAGTGAGATTGCAGAATTCGATAATGCAATTGCTAAGAAAAGAGAAGTAATAGCAATTAAGCAATATAAGAGTACAATTGAAAGACAGAAAGATCTTAATGAATTAGAATCATTAATTAATCAAAGAGCTTCTTCAAGTAAATTATATTCATCGTTAGTAAGTGATATTACTACAAAATCTAAATCAGATGAGCTTGCAAGCGTAAGTCCTAAGT